TGGCACCTGTTCTTGGATGCCACGACCCCCACTGGCTCGTGCCTGCGGAGAATTACCATATTCTTGCAAGACTGTATCTAGTACCCGGAAGCCAGCTTCAGTGTTTCCTTCACCAAACGAGGAAACAATGTCCGCTGGGATGACATACGAGCCAGAAGGGACGTGCATTGGCAGATGGTCTGTCCTGCCAGCTACATGACTACGGATCGGGCCAACATGAGACTTGGTAGGGGCTGTCGTCTGCCCACCATAGGCTCGCTTCTTCCGTGCCTCGCTCAACGCAATGGCGACAGCTTGGTTTTGCGGGCGGCCAGAATGCACCAATTCGCTGATGTTGGAGCTGACGGTCTTCTGCGAGGAACCTTTTTTCAATGGCATGGCTTACCCCGGAGAATATGTGACATTGACAGATTGGCCTGTTCCCGGCGTAACAACCAATCCGGTTGAGAAAACCTGCCCGACTTTGACAATTCCAACTGTAGCAGGGATTGCGCAAAGAGCATTAGCAGCGGCCACGGTGGAAACATTGTTTGTATTGCTGATCGTTCCGGCAGTTGTGCCAGCGATAACAACTGAAAAGTTCACAAGGTATCCTTTAGAAGAATAGATAAGAGTAGGTGCGGTAACTGTGATAGATGTTTGCGTTCCAAGGCTACGAAAGTTTGCTTGTGCAATCCCGTTGACGGCAACGACGCCATTTTTCTGCGTAGTGAGAATATCAGCGAGGCTGGCAGACATTAGAATCTCCCGTCAGCTTGAATGCGATAGCGGAAATTTCCAAGACGCCAGAACGAGCCAACTTCATTGCTCTCGACACGGATCGAGACCAGACGGCCCCTAAATCTTGGGGTGATGTAGGTGGTCACCTGCGTCAGGGTATATGGCCCATAAACCAGAGGGGTTTGACCGGGGTAGTCCGTGACATAGAAGGTCAACAGGATGTTGGCGCTTTGCGCGCCACCATAATACCCCCACTTCATGTCAGGCCAGACCTGATCTATGAACATTTTCACATCAGCGTCTGACAGTACAAAGTAGCCGGTTTGGAAATACGAAACCATGGCAGCGCCATCGGCGTCCGTCGATGTCTCGTGTTGGTAGATGTAATTGTTTAGCGCGGCACCAATTGGTGGTCCAAGGACTGATTCGTTGATCCAAGCCGTCCTAGCTACATAAGGATTGGCGGCAGAATTGAACCCGTAGTCCCATTGCTCAAGGATGAAGTTGTACTTCACATACCCTTCGTTCTCCCCGCTATTGCCATAGGTTGGGAAGTACCAAGTGATTTCTCCAAACCGTGAGTTGGCAGCAACCCTGATTCGGTCAAGATTTGTCGTGTCCAAGTCTTGGAAAACAACGTCCCAGATCGGGCAGCGGATAGGCTCAACACCATTCCCGGACAACCGGAAGAACTGGCTTTGCCCCATCCAATAGGCGACTCCATTGATCGAGGTAGCGGCTTTTCTGCCAATCAAGCCACAGCCATTGCCAAGCTCATTGAATTGATAGACATAAGGAGGCCCGGCATACTGCATCGCCCAGATGCCAAGATCAGTCCAAATCAGCCCCTGCTGGCCTGCTTGAATGCCTTGGACAATCCGAGAACCTTTTGGAACGCGATACGAGCCAGCTTGATTGATGATCGTCGGAATCCACTGGTTGTAGTTCTCGACTTCACACCAGCGAACCAGCAAGGGGTCTTTGATGCCATTAGTTGTAGACCCCCACGCAATAATTTGGCGCTGAGGCATGGCAACAAAGATGCCTTCATTGACGGACGGCGCTTCAGGGATGACAATCGCATTGGGGTCTCCAGCAGTGGGAGACCAAGCATATATTGGACCATTGAGGGGGCAGGCAATGAGGATTTCGCCCCAGTTATCCAGTGTCCAATCAACCGCAGTTATGGGTGTCCCGCCACTAAGAGTGGGGGCCACACCCGTGCCATAGCCACCTATTCCATATGGCCCAATACCATAGCCCGTTCCCGCTGGAAGCGGCCCGATACCTTTGTAATACACATACCGAGCCTGCCCACCGTTCTCAAACCCGGTTGTTGTCGCTGACGCAATTGTTGATCCGCTGATAACGAAAACACTAGAGGATAAAACATCATTAACTATATAGTTGCCATAAATCGTAATCCCACCGACAGTAGTGGCCACCAAAGCAGGAAAAGTGTCTCCAACAACGTAGTTGTGATCGCTCAACGTCACCGACACATTAGCTTGGCCAGAAGTTGTCGCGTAATTAGGTACAAGGCCCGTATTGGAGATTGTGCCAGCAACCGAAAATGCGCCAGTAGTTAAGTTGTCATAAGATACGCTACCAGCGGACGACGCAGTTACGACATACGAACCATCATAACCAATTGGCGTCATTCCAGTTACAGTGATGGAGCTGCCAACCGGGAAGACATATGACCCCGCAAAAGTAAGAGTTGCCACAGAACCAGTTCCAGAAGAACCTGTCACTGTTATTGGCGTTGTGGTTGAAAACGTCGCTAAAGCAGCACTGCTCGCGGGGTCGAGAGCAAAGATAGTATATGTGTTGGCAGACCCACCGGGGTTGTAGCACTGATATTGGCCAAAAAGCACCAACCCGCCAACGCTGATTTGCGTCTGAATATCAACAGAATCGTAGCTGCTGATGTTCCTGCCGGTATCTGTAATAACGACAGCATTGCTGCCAACAGTCGTCGCGGCGCTGACTGTGGTATTAACGGTTGTCTTTTGGGGCGTTATGTCGTCCAAGCCACCAGAAGCGATTACCGACAATGCACCGCCAGACACGGTTCCTTCAGCGCCAATAGCCAAATAGGAATGGGCGTTGGTGCTTTCCCAAGCCCACAAGCATCGGACCGTCGAGCTTATGGTACTGGCAAAGAACTTTGTCCAGCCGCCAAGCTTTTGGATGAGGCCACCCAGCGTCCTGTCCGGGATAAATCGGACAAGCTGGCTCTGCGAGATGGCAGCCTCATTAAGGGCTGGAGTCTTATTGACATCCACGCCGGGGAGCAGCTTGAGGCTTTGGTGGGCCATGAATTAGCCCCTCGTAGGCGTGGCAACGGGAGATGGGCTTTGCGAAGACCAGCCAGAAGCATCAAACTTCTTGCGGGCTTCCTCCACAATGGCCCCCTTCAAGAGAGCCTGATATTGGCTCTCATAAGTTACAGCCATCTGTGGGTCGTCATTGGCCCGTCCAAAGTTCCGCTGGTAGGCGGAAATGTAGATCATCGAAGCCATGATGAAGACATCTGGCAGATATTGGCTAATGAAGGTCTCTGTGTTGCTTGATGACAAGCTGTTTGGGCGGTAGGTGCCAACCACTTCAACCGGGTAAGCCTGATCAGGAACCGGCCCAACGAAGAACAGTGTCTCGTTGAATGGGACGAAGTATTTAGGTTGGCCAAGATTGGCTGTCAGGGACGAGCCATAGACGGCATCCAAAAATTCTTTCGTTGTTGGAAGCAGCGGGACACGGACGCAGGCGTCTGGGTTTGTCGTCGTGGCAGCATTGCCAGCGGCATCTGTTAGTAGGTTGATTTGCTCACTGACCACAAAAGTTCCGGCCTGCGCATCATTGTTTGATGCCAAGTTTATGTTAAATGACAAATTCCTATTGCCAGCAGTCAGCACAAAGCTGACGCCATGCAGGGATGTCGATGTGAACATAAAGTCGATGTCACGATACATCCGGTTTTCGGCGTAAGTGATCATCTGCGGCAAGATCGTCACAAACGCAGGATCAGTCTCCGCAACGACTGCCATTGTGGCAATCTGGGTGACATAGGTGGAATAAGTAAGGCCAGTGGTCATGGTCGCCTCGCGTTGATCAATTTATACCACTTATTTCGTGCCGTGACACCACCCTTCACGGCGGGCATTATTGACCTTGACCTCGATAATGGTGGCAGTTGTGTCTTTGGAAGACCAAGATATGTCCTTCCAAACCTCGCAGACCGATCCATTAGTCTCTTTTGTGACCATCAGACTTGAGCAGCCCATCAGGGGTGACATCAACAGCATCGCCAGCGCGAATCGCATCTTGCGTCCTCCGTAAAACGTCAGCAGTGGCTTCTGCTTTGATCTCAGCTACAGCGCCTTCTTTGATTGCATGAATTCCATATGCAACCAACATAAGCGCCACAACTGCAATTGCTGCATACCGTCCAAGAGGGGTGAAGAGGATGCTAAGCACCATCTCTCTCCATGTTCTTGCTACGCCAGTACCAAATGGCGGCACCAAGGCCGACAATAACTGCCATGATCAGGAAGTTGGTATTGCTAAGAAGCTTCATGAATTGGTCGGCCATGTCAGACGCATCTTGAGCCTGCGCAGCGATTTCCTTGGCAGCGCCTAACCCACCCAGTCCAGCGGTGATAATGGCAGCATTTCCCTGTTTGCTTTCCATCATGGTGCGGACTGGCACAGGATCAGGGTCTACCCGCTGTTCCTGTTCCTCGTGCGGCTCTCCAGAAATCCACCATGCGCTTTCAGCCTGACGACGACGAACCAAACCGGCAAGAACTTTGCCACCACCCTTCGTCCATTTCATCAGTTCGGCAGGCACATCATCGAACTGCGCTGCATTGACCTTCTTCAGCAAAGTTGATTTCTGCAACGCGCCAACGCCAGCATTGTAGGCAAAATCAACCAAAACGTCGAATTGATGCTGTGTCAAAGGCTGTTTGACCATCCCGTAAACAGCCGTCTCGAACTTGACCAAATCGCGCCGCAGGATGTCATCAGCATCCTTCTGGGTGATCTTCATGCCATCCGTGACTTCTGGCGCGCCAGCGGCAGAGGTGTGGCCATAGCCAATTGTCCACACGTTTGCCGGGCAACGGTAGCTTGACAGTTTGCAACCTTCAAACTTTTTCAGGATGGCGTCAATGCCTTCTTTGCTCATCTGCATGACTATTTCCCTTCGATGTTAAAGGTCAGGTTCTTATGGTCAGGGTACGCAATCACAACATTCCCTTCAGGGCATTTGTACATGATGCGAGCGATTAGCTTAGCGCCACCGGGGGCAACGCTATTGGGATTTTCTACGGTCATCGTGTAGCCAAACTTGTCTACAGTTGGGCTGGCAGGACCAGAGAATTTAGCGACAGATGGCGATGCCTTGTGGACCATGTAGTCAGAGTCACGAACCTCAAGGCTGAAGTCCTCAACCGTACAGTCATCGCGTATCTTTTGGCGGGCTACCACCACCTTGAACGTGCCAGAGGCAGTGCCGTCAGATATGCTGAAATGGTCTGCATCCCATCTAAGGATGTCTTTTGGCGGCAGCTTCACCTTATCGTACAGCGTATATCCGCCACCAATCATCGCCATGATAGCAGTCACAGCGGCGACAGGCTTAGTGATGGATTCGGTGTCGATCACTTGTCAGCTTTCCCGTCCAGCTTGTCATAGATGCGTTGGAACATCGTCTCGATGTGGTCCATGCGCTTGTCTATGTCGTCCTTCAAGACATAGGTCTTTGGCATGTCAGCTTCTATACGGTGGATGTCGTCCTTGAGCTTCTGGACAGCTTCCCATAATTGACGGCCAAACCAGCCAGCCACGGCAAGGGCGGCGCTAAGGGCCAGATTTATGGTTGTCTGGTCCATAGCGCCTATCTCCCTATTCTGCTTGCGCAGAGTCTGCGACCGTCTTGGCAACCAATTGCACATCTGCCTGAGATTTGATGGCAGAGATAATGTCGGCAACTTCAGCAAACGGACGCTGGCCCAAGGCCCCCATCACCACATTCCACTGCGCTACAGTCATTGTTATGTTTACGTTTACGTTTTCCATTTATACCCCCTTTGGAACGGGAACCCACGACAGGCTCTCCTCACCCCAAATGTATAACATGCCGTCCGTGGGGTATGGAATGGGAGATTCCCACAACCAAGTCTGGTTATTCAACACCCAGCTCGCAAAAGGCTGCGGGGCATAGAACACATCGTTCTGCGGGTCGTAAATGTGGCCCACTCCAGCATAATTACCGCGCAGAGCAACGCCACCGTCAGGCTGCCCATCCGGCCCATAGTGGACCCCGCCATAAGTGTTATAGCTGGTTTGCAGCCACTGGCCGGGCGAGCTGTCCACGAACGTGTCGAAGAAGCTTGGCTCCGCGACGATGACTTGGACGACTTTGCCGTCCAGAATTTTTGCAAAGTGGCTCATGCCGTATATGTCCCGCTGCTGATGAATTTCAAGATGGTGTTGCTGCCGCTGGTTGTTATGGTCGGCACCCCGGAATACACGCCCGTGTAATTGGCTGTCGGGACAGACAGAATGACAACGCCAGACCCGCCATTGCCGCCAGTAACAGCGGCTGAAGCACTCTGACCGCCACCGCCGCCGCCACCACCCGTGTTGGCAGTTCCATCCGTACCGGCAGCCGTATTTGCGCCGCCTGCGCCGCCGCCGCCAGAGCCACCAGCGCCTGCTGTGCCGGAAGTGAAACAACCGCCGCCGCCGCCACCAGCGTAAGTGACAGGCGATCCCGTAATGGACGACGCCGTTCCTGCACCGCCTGCGCCACCGCCCGTAGCAGCAACCCCCGCCGCACCAACTGCGGACGATCCACCCCCACCACCGCCGCCGTATGTCGCCGCGGCTGCAGCATTGGCCCCGCCAGCAAAACCTTGCCCAGACGCGCCAGAACCTCCCGTTCCAGATGTGCTTGCAACCGCGCCGCCGCCACCAGAGCCGCCCGCTCTACCACTATTGTATGCTGTTATTGAAGTATTGACGGAACCGCCACCGCCCCCACCAAGAGCAAGGTTCCCTACAGGCGTTAAGCTGGAGATGTTGCCATCTGATCCTTGAACGGTTGTTGTTGTTGTCGCTTGTGGCGCTTTTGCGCCACCAGCGCCGACAGTCGCGTAGTAAACAGTGCCGGGCGATAGGTTGACTGTCCCAGACAGCAAACCGCCAGCACCAGCACCGCCACCGCCAGCACCGCCGCCACCGCCGCCACCGGCAACGAGGTAGGATACGCTATATGCCGCCGGGTTGACGTTGACGACGGAGTAAATAAGCCAACCTTGGGTGGAGTCGATATAGACGAGGGCGAGACTCCCCCTTTTCGCTGAAGCGACGAAGGAACTTGTGCTGCTGTTGATCTTGTTACCATTCGGGGAGATGGTGACGTTATTGGTCTGCCATGTCCCCGCATAGTCCGAAAGTTGAATAGCTTGGCCCACAGAGGGGCTTGCAGGCAGCGTCACGGTTATGGCGCCGGATGTGGTGTTGACGGGATAGGCATAGCCCCCAACAGCCGTGAAGCCCGTTGTCTGAACAGCTTGCCATACAAGCGTGTTCAGAGCCGTGACACCTGCCGATCCATCTATGATGACGCTCATTGCGGCTCCTTCACCCAAGATTGGGTTGTCTCATCCCACACATAGTATTCATCATCAAGCGGGTATGGAATAGGTGGGTTCCATTGACATGATGTCTCATCTAGAACCCATGATTCAAATGGCTGCGGCGGGATGAAAGCATCCCGACCGGCGTCATAGGTAAACCCGACCCCCGCATAGTTCTTGCGGAAATTTCCGTTGTAGCTGGTCTGACGCCACTCAGAAGCGGAACCAAACAGGGACTGACAAAATGAAATGCCAATCGGCTCACTCTCTGGGAAGGGCAAGTTATGGATCGAATCGTTGCCAACAACGATGACCCGTAAAACGGTTGATTTACCGTAAAGTTGAGCAAAGTGTGCCATTAGAAGGTGATGCTCCCCGTGCCAGTGAATTTGTAAATTTTGTAGCCGCCAGCGGTGGTGAAGGTATAGGTTCCAGTCACTGCTGATGCATCGGGATATATGTCGGAATATCGAATTACGACAATCCCAGAGCCGCCAGTTCCGCCGGTATAAACTGGGGTCGATGACCTGTACGACCCAGCGCCGCCGCCGCCGCCAAGATTTGTCCCACCATTACCGCCGTTTCCGCCCCCCGCAGTGCCAGCCGTGCCGCCACCACCAGTACCGGGCGTTCCAACAGTCCCCGCAGAATATGTGCCGCCAGCGCCGCCACCACCATAAGTAACAGACGTGCCAGTAATAGAGAACGAAAGCCCATCGCCTCCATCGCCGCCCTTAGTAGCCGTGCCATCGCCGCCAAAGT